CCTTTTTGCCGTCAGTAAATTGGTCTAAGTATTCCTGTAGATGTTTAACAAACATTATTGACTTTATAGGATAGTTACCTTAAAAAGTCAATCATGGGAGTACCAAAGAGATTAACAGAAATGCAGCAAAGGTTCGCAGAGTTCTTAGTATTTGGAGGACCAGACGGACCTATGACTAAGACAGAGGCAGCTCTGGCTGCAGGGTATTCACCAAAACGTGCAAGGCAGGAAGGATCTGAACTTACAAATCCAAAGTTATCACCACTTGTTGTTAAATATATTGGTGAGTTGAAAGAAGAGAGACTGCGTAAACATGAAGTTACTTACGAGGGTCACGTTGCAGAACTTGCGAGGTTGCGTGAGGCCGCTTTGAAAAAAGGATCATTCTCTTCAGCAGTGAATGCGGAAGCAAACAGAGGCAAAGCAGCAGGACTATACATAGATAGAAAAATAATAAAAACAGGAAAGTTAGAGGACCTATCAGAACAAGAATTAGAAGCAAAGATGAAACAGATATTAGACGACTACGCACAGATAATCGATGTAACTCCATCTACAACTTCTGAATCTTCTTTACCCAAGCCCGAGGAATCATAGTACGATCACCAAACACATAACCATCTTCATCTTTATCATACGAGGCAAATAATTTTACAGACTCTTTGTCTTTCGAATATAGCCAACCTTCATTAACAGGTTTCGCTAATCTCATTTTGTTAAACTCTTTGTCAGTAGCCCAGCCAGAGTCACTGGTGCAATCCACCCACTCCACTCTGACTTTCGGATAAGGTAAATCGGGAGTGTTAATTGTAACGATACTTTTTCTTCTTTTCTTAGGCATAAAATTTTACTATCACATGTGCCTTAATCAGTCCAGCTGCCACATTCTTGACACAATTTAATTTTCGACACCTAAATGGGCAAAATTTTTTTTCTTGCGCTAAAAAAATAAAAAAACTGAAAAGGTATCGCAAATGCCAAAATCGACCTATAAGCGTTGGCATTCAACATTTATTTTTCGACACCCCCCCCCTCGCAAGGGTATCGCAAGGGTATCGCAAGTGTCGAATTTTTTGGTCCAAATAGTGAACAAACCCATGTCACCCTGAATTTGCGACACCTTTGCGACACCCAATCGACACCCATTCGATACCCCAGGTGTCGAATTATAAGATCTCTTTTGCCTTAATCTTGCCATAATGTAGCTCCATTACTGCCATCTTATCCTCGGCAGAAGATATCTTAGCTAACAACTTATCGACCTCACCAGTTATATCTGGATGCTCAGGTATGATAAGTTCTTGATCGCTATAGCATTTGATCTTGTACTTTGCGTCCTCGATCTCTGCCTCGTATCTCTTCATTAGAACCATTCTAATCTGATTATTCATCGTTGTCCTCCTCCATTGTTTCGTTACCGTTTTCGTCTTTGTATAATATCCATGACTTTTCACCGTCATAGTAGTATCCTGATATCTCACGCTCTATGTATAACATCCATGATTTACGCTCCATTAAAAAAATCCTCCGGGTTTAAATTTACTTTTGCTTTCTCTTTTTCATCATAAATTAGTTCATGATACATGTCCAATCTTTTTAAAAATTTATGTTTCCAAGACCGTAAATCAGCCCCAGAAACCTTGAACTCTTGGTAGTATAGGTCAGGTGTACATACCATTATCACACCCTGCTCGATGTTAGATCCATGCACATAATCATGTGCCATGGCGTATGCTGCTATCTGCAGTTTGTAATCGTCAATCCACTCCTCTTTCTTTGGTCTGTTCGACTGTTTAAAGTCAACCACAGTCTCTTTGTTATTATGCAGACAGACTAAATCAGTAGACCCAGCGTAAAGCCCAGGATAATACAGAGTGACTTCTGAACCGTACCACTCTTCAACCGGTGTGAGACCCACCTCGATAATTTTATTGGCCATGGCTTTCGCCTCCTGTCCGATCGCTGTAAGATCATCGTACCCAGTTCCGAGCACATGGTGCTCCAGGAATTTGTGCATAGCTGTCCCCCGATTACTAGATAGGTTTTTGATTCGCTCTGCTTCTGCTTCTCCAACTTTGGCCTTCCAATCTTTTATGAATTGTTGATTTTTGGTTTTGCCTAATATCGTAGTCACACTTGGAAGTCTAGTACCATTTACATCATAGAGCCGTGTTCCGTGGTCCTCGATCCGTGATGCATCGACATAGGTATACTTATCACTCTTCTTGATCGCCCGACCAATATTATGGTACTCTTCTATATCTTTATCGCCCATCATCTTATATTTTTTATTACGTAGTATATTATCATCAGTCCTATCGCCAGACAGATCATATTATAACCAAACATTCCTAATCCATACATCGTTGTCATTTATAATTTATCGCTATCGTTATTCTATTAGAATCTACCATCTGTCGTTCGACACAGTGATCAAGGTTTGAGCGAAATAATAACAACTTACCTTGAATAGGGTAGCTTTTATATATTTTCCAGGTGTATATGTTATTCTCATCAAACTCAGCATCAGAGGGTAGCTCATTTATCGGTGATTTAAATACAGTATTAGAATCTTTATCATCGCTTTTTAGATAGAAGATACCGCTAATAATATTAAAATTATGATTGTGATACTCTTGGGAGTCATTCTTATTATACACATTAAACCAAGCACAGCCCTTTTTTACATCAACCTTTTTTAATCCGATTGTCTTGGTATATATCATTACGTGCTCGTTAAAAAAATCTAGAAGTTTTTTAAAAAATTTATCCTTAAACAGATCATAAGTGCCACAAGTATTGTAGGGTCCACTTATCCAGTTACCACCACCACTTTTAACATTATCTTTTAATTCTACACATTTATCAATATACGGTGTCAGATCATCCTTGTAATAGGTTTCATAGATTGTTGTTGGAAAAAGATTTACAACTGTCATGTATTAAATTTTTTTGCTTTAATATATTTAGGAGCAAATTGTTTTAAATTATTTAATGGTGCTGAATCATGAAAATTACCGCTAACAGATATTCTTGTGCATTTAGATCTATACGGTGCAACATGATGTTTTAGCCATGCAGGAAATATAAACATATCTCCCGCCTCTGGAAAAAAAGTCTGATATGATACACAATCTCTTGGTCCTTCACCCCACACAAATTGTATGCCACCAGGTCCACAAGATCTACCAATATATTTTTTATTCTCTTCTTTTAATTTATCAGGTATCTGCAGATAGATCACAAAAGATAATTTACCATCATGATCATGTGGTGGATTATAATCATGTTGTCTTTGATAATTTATCCACAGTGATGATAGTATATACTCAGGTGGTTTATCATATACTTTATTAGTAAATCTTTGATATGCCTGATCGTAGACACCAATATATTTTGATAACGTTGGTAATATTAAATCCATAGCTTTTTTATCGTAGCCCACCTCTTTGTGTAAGATGCCTGCCAGACTATCAGTCATGTCTCTGGTGCATTTATCACCTTCGTCTAATAAAAGTTTTCTAAAATCATCTTTTATTTTTACTTTTATTACACAAGGTCCCCAGTTAAATGTTTGTACTTGTACTTGATCGTTAGTCATGTTTCCTCCTTTTTATTTTATTATACCACGATACGTCTCTACCATTTTCAAGACACCAGTAGTAATGACTTTCTAAAACTTTCCACGATAATCTTTCGTCTGGTTTCATAATTTTCTTTTTAACTCCTCAAGATATTCAAAGTTCTCTTTGTTTCTAACCATCTTCTCGTGCTCCAATCTCTGTTTCTTTTTTAAAATAGAGGCCTGCTTCTGCCATGCCCAGGTATTGATTTTACCTGACCAACCCATAACCCATAAATAAAATTTAAATATCATTCTAAACTCATCGCCTCTTTGTATTGTTGTAAATTAATAATCTTTCCATTCATGGTTTTACCACTACCACTGTAATGTTCAATAATTTTCATGATCTTTGGTAGCTTTGTGTGCGCCCATGGCCAGATCAATGTGCATACATAATATGCATCTCTGAATGTGCATCGCCATTTGTATTGTTTTAGAAATGGTGTGCCATCTTTTCGTAGACCTTTGCGTGGCTTGTGGTTGAAGGTCCCGCATCCCAACACCTCGTGCACCCACATGATCACAGATTTATCTGTCATGGTTATCTCCATGCTGATACGCCATGCGTTTGCCATTCTATAGCCCTCACCTTTGTGTTTCTTTTTCTTCTCTTTTACTTTCTTATAGTAGATACTGCCCTCTCCATCAAAAAGTCCTGCGATATATGCTCTGTCAGTTTCTGGTATCATTTGTAACTCATCCATACTATCCAAACCAATGTTATCACAAAACATATTATCAACACGTGATTACCAAGATTAGCAACGCTCTTGCCAACTGTCTCTGAATTCTTTGGATCTATGATTTTATTTATTTTCATATTAAAAATAATTAATGTTTATGTTGACTCTCACATTTTCATCAGTGCAATTAGTGCTATTGTGTAAAATATTTGCTGGAAAATAAATCCCTGTATTTTCAACTCCT